CATACGAATGACTCTTTTTCGATTATACTCAAATTTACGAAAATAATTCTAAACGGTTCAATTCGGCGAATAGGCATCAAAAAGTGCTCTACTTATTTTCCTATTCTTTTCTTTTTCTTTTTATTTTATTATTATACTATTTACTCTGCCCAAAATAGGTAAAAAGAGAAAAATCTAATATAATATAATATAATAAGAGTAATATAAATAACTGATAATCAATAATTTACAAAGATTAATTAAACCTTTACTTTAACGGGCGGAGTGAGTCGATTTAAACCGCCCAAAAACGGGCAATTAGGCGGACTTGTGACCTAATAACACCAAATCCGATCCCCATCATCAAGAATTATAAAGTAACGCCCTGTTGATTTATCAAGAATTGGACGGTATGTATCACCATCGGTATGGATAAATTTTAGTTTTTTTGATTGCTCATCGATGAAGAAACCGACGAAAATACGGTCCGAATCGGTCTCGAAAAGGTGTGTTCCGATGGCTAATTCTCCGGACATAATCGCGATGAGAGTCGATATTCCCACCGCGATTTGTTTGGTTGTTATGGTGAATTTTTTGTTTTCCATACTGGTAAAAGTACGGAATCAAAACGTTTTTTCACTGTCCGGGATTAACGGTCTGTAATGAAACGATTCGTTTTTTAGGCAATTATCGAAGGAAAGATATTCGATATTATCGAGTGTAATCAGATCCGAAAGTTTTTCTTCTTTCAGTAAAGTTGGTATTTTTTGTATTGATATAACGATACGATAAAGGTCGATTTCTTCGTTTGTTGGTGTTGGTAGAGAATACCCGAAAGTGTGGTCACCTGGTTCGTAAAAATCGAATACAAATGTTTGATCCGTTAGCTCCTCGATTTGAGGTATATCGAACGGGTGTTTTACGTCTTTTTTCATTGTGTTTTAGGTTTAAAGTGTATTTCTATTTCTGATAAATACGGTTCAACTTCTTTTAGTTTTGCGAATTTGATATAACCGCCATTAAGGTCACATACTTTTACTTGATGGATTACGATTGCGGGTTTACCTTCATGGTATTCGAAACCATATCGAACCACTTCTAAAAATCCAACTTCCTTTCCGTTAACCTTCATATTCAATCAATTTTAATACTTTCAAAAAACTCATTATCCGGAACGATAACGCGTTTTACTTTTTTGTTCGTGTTCCACAGCTTGTACGATCCGTTATTAGGGACGTACGTTGCGATATGATGCCGACGACCGAAAGCGATTCGATCGAATAGAGACGGCTCCCATTCTATAATCGTCTCTGTTTGTGTGTGTCTAATAATTCTAAATGTCATTTTGTTGTGTTTATGGTGTTATTTATTCACCATCTTTTAGCCAACGATCGATGTTCCGCTTGAATGAAACAACTGAGAACGGCTTTTCTTTTGCTTTAGTGTAACCGAAAAGAATCGTCCAGGATCCGAACAAAACGTAAGCGATAATCCAAACGAATTGATACGCATCGAAATGTTTTAGAGTTAGGTATAATATGATCCAAAACGGCCACCCAAACTGAATAGGGAGATCTTTTTTACTAATTACTGGCTTTTGTACTTTCATGTAAAGTTAATTTTGCGATTAATAGTTTGTATTTCTTTTCAAATTTATTGAATCTCTTTTGAAATTCTTCTAAACTGATCGAGTCGTCTTTAGCTAATTTGTTTTGATACGAATCGATTTTGTTTCGGTAGTTAGCCAAACGGCGGGTAATTACTTCCCGCCTTAGATGGCAACTTTTTGGATTAAAAATCACTTTCAACTTTGTAAACCTTTAGTGTGTTGAATACTCTGTCTTGTTGTGTTTTTGGATCGTTCCAAACTCTCCCGCGAACCTCGAAAGTTGCTGTAATTGTTTCTCCTTCTCCTAGTTTGTCCAATTCGTCGCAAAAAGCTTGTTGCGCTTCTAATGCTACCGTTTGCGGATATTGTCCATCCGTTTCGATCCAAAGTTCACGTTTTTTAAATTTGTCTGAAACCTGGTTAGTTTCTCCGATCATCTTGATCGTTCCTTTGATTGTGTTTGCCATTTGTTTATTTGATTTAAATGTATTTGCTTTTTCCTGCTTCTACTAGGTGTTTAATTGCTCCAAAAATCTCGTTAATATCGTTTTGATAATCATAAGATCTATTATGCCAATTTGTTGCCTCTTGATTTGAATCGCTTAACTGGATCTCTAAGCTTTCAATTTTATTTTTAAGGGTTTCAATATTGATATTTAGAGTGTCTTTTTTGTGTTCTAACGAAACTACTTTTTTTCTAAGTATTTTGTTTTCGTCTCTCGCTCCTGATAATTCCTTCTCGTAAGTCTGTAATTTACAAACGAGGTTAATTAATTCGTCTTTTTTTAGGTTTTTAAGTTGTGTTTTTGTCATGATTTAATTGATTTATTTAATTCTGATTCTTCCTTCTCGTTTCCATTCACCTCGTTTGGTTTTAGCCTCAAATACGATGTAAGTCGCTCCGAATTGAGTTTCTTGGAACGATCTCATTTTGCCTTTTTTTTCTTGCCGTGTCCAGCTGTTTTGTTTATTGTTCATTTTATACCGGTTAAGTTACTGATTTACTTTGTGTTTACTTTCCGTAAAGGTGCCGTTATAGAGATGTTAGGTGTAATTAAATAAAAAGCGTTCGTGGTTAAAATAATCTTCCTTGCTTTTTATACTCATTAAATGCATTTACACCATTGTTAAAATAATCCTTATCAATCTCGCAAATGTCTAAATCATAACCCTCCATATCACAAGCCTTTGCTATTGTCATGCTCCCTCCGTGCGTATCAAGTATTTTCATACCTTTTTCAGCATACTTATCTAATAACCATCTGTAAAGCATTATTGGTTTTTGGGTTGGGTGTATACGTTCCTCTTTGTTTTTCATATCGTATTGCAACATCCCGTGCCACGTTATTTCTACAAAGTCAATTTTATTTAACCAACTCAAATAAGCAAGTTCACCTGTACTGTATGTTGGCATTGTAACATTCTTGTGCCAATACAACATACCACCTTGCAAGTTAAAGAAGTTCGCACCCCATATAATTTGCTTTTTACTTACTCTTTTTAACTCTTCAAAATACTCATCAGTAGGTATTGAGTTATCCCAATTTGTTTTTTTGTAAGTATTTATTTTTGCTAAACTTGTTTTTTCGTGTGTATCACTATTTTTTCCATTGTTCTTATTATCTGCATCAATCCCATAAGGCGGGTCTACTATTGCTAAATCATAATAATTATCGGGCTTAGTTTTCATAAACTCAATATTGTCAATGTTGTAAAAATTTATTTCTGCCATATCTAATCTTTTTATTTAAAAACACCTAACAACGTATAAAGCACATTAAAACGTGCCTTATACAATGCGTTGTAAAACAATAAGCCTATATTGGACTCGAACCAATAATCTCAGGACAATTTAATGCCTCTCTTAGGTGTTTAACCAATTAAACTGATAGGCTTAAAGTTTACAACATTATTTAAAAATCATTAAAACGCTTTTTACATTTGGCGTTATAAGTTACTCTTCGCTTCTTGCATCTTTTCTGCAATCTCATTAACAGCGTTAAGCATAAATTTTCTTTTAGGGTTGTTTAATCCTGTGGTTTTCTCAACCTCTTGTTTAAATTTAAAGTTCTCCATGTAACTGGCTAACCTTATTTCGTATCTAATTTCTTCGCAACTCATAACAAAATTTAAAAACAAAAATTATTTATCCAACTTCCTTTTTATATAAGAGTAAACAAATAAAGGGAATATTATACTACCAAAAGCAATTACTAAGTCCATAATTTCAGATTTTTACTTGTAACATTATATGCAATTATACATCTACTACATTTAAATGCCCTCTTCTTGATATTTTTTCACATAGTTCTATCAAATTTTCACCTTCTGAATTCCTTAAATCATCTAAAGATACATCATAATCTTCCAACCAATCATCACCAATATCTTTACATTCATCTTCTATTTTTTTAATCAATTTATCTTTAGATGTTAGTGGGTTTATAGCATCTAAATGACCATTATCCCAACTAAAAAACGTTACTATTATTTTCATATTTATTCAATCTTTTAAAAAGCATATAACACTGTATATAGTTTATAAGCCAACAAAGTTTATATTCGTTTAATTGTAATTTTCTGTTATGGCTTACAAAACCATATACTCAACGTTTTTATATTCGTACATTATAATATAACAGAATCGACTCCGTCCATTACATTCGCTTCGAATCCCATTTGTCTTAATTGTTTAATTCTGTATTTCTGCAATTCTGAAATAACTCCACCT